CTCAGTAACCCATCCTCAAATACAACTGATCTAACTTCCGTTTCATCTGAGAGGGTCCAAGATCTGGTGAAAGATCTCTGAGCCACTCCTCGGTGGACATAATCGGTGTTAGTTTCTCCATCTTCTCGTTGTCCTTCGACAAAGAGTTTACCGTCTTGCGTGTAGACATTGACTTGCTTCTTTTTAAATCCTGCTAGTGCTAGTTCCAGTCTAGATTCTACGTTGCTGACTGTTACTAGATTGTATGGAGGATAATTAGTCGTCGTTTCATGCAGAGCAAACAGACGATTAAAGTATTCATCCATACCAATACTATTCTTATTTATACGATCTAATAGAGCAGACAAGTCTCCTGCACCATAACGTGAAAGGTTTCCCATTGTACTTCTCCTTTTAAAGCGAGATTTGATTGTGTGGACCCAGAAGGCATCCTTGGCGTCAAAGGGGAGGTTAACCCCCCTAATCCTCTGACATTACTAATTATACAACATATACAAAAAAACGGGGTGTGGAACCCCGTAACTTTTTATTCGGTTATCAGTCCTCAGAATCTTCGTCCTTAGGTGTGCCATGGATAGGATCTTCTTTCCATGCCTTCCACTTAGAGTTTTCCTTTTCCATACCAATGGATGGATAGTCCAGGACATCTTGTTCCACTAGGTTGTTGTATTGATCAAGAATGTTTTGAAGAATCAAGACATCCATTTGAGGACCAGCAGTCTTCAAGATATACTTGTCAACAGAACGCTTAGCGAGACGATTGTTTAGAAATTCAAGAAAACCCTCACGCTTCTTACCATCACCCACATAGTTATCAAGGAAGTGATAGGTTGCAGCAAGACCAAGGATCATGCCACCATTAAGTGGTTGTGTCCACTTGTTACCGTCTGCGGTGTTGTGAGTTTTGTATGCATCAACAGCGGTTTTGACCAGAGTGTTGCCATACTTACCAATAGCAACTTTGAGTTTGTCATACCCGTAGACAGAGTTGGTGCCGTCATCAGGTGCGCCGATACCCTCAATATGAATATTGAGACTTTGGAAACTCTCCTCAATATCTTGAGCATACTTAGCACCTTGTGCAATGTCAGCACGTAACTTTGCAACTGCACTTACAGTGTTTCGGAGAGAGTTGAAACGCTTGAAGTATGCTGCTTCTGCTTTTTCACACTGAGCAATAGTAAAGTCAGCGGGATGAACTTGAATCTGACAGGGAAGTTCAAATTCCTCAGGGTTCTCAACATAAGTTGCTGCAAGAACTGTGGTATGTTGTCCATCGACAACCATCAGGTCACCATTAGGACGTTTAAAAACAGAAAGTGGTTTAACAAGAAGGGGGTCAAACTCCTTCGCTTTCTTGATAAACCCAAGGTTGATCAGTCTCTGATACTTTGGATCAACTTTGAGGTCTTTGATAGGAACATAAACGACAGGAAGATAGTCGTTTTTAGTAAATTTTTTTCGTACTCCTGAAACGCCTTGTTTAATGAAACTTGCTACAAGGGACAGGACATTCATAACCGCTTCAAGCGGCTTAGTGAGCTTTGCCATGGATATTCTCCGTAGTGTTTTTGCAGTTCCTAGCAGTGTTTCATGCCTTACGGAACTGGTTTATTTATAGCACAAAAAAAGACCCCTGTCAAGGGGTCTGCGGGTTTCCGATTGTAGAGTGTGCCGCACGAAAGACACAACTTTATTTATGACTGCTCTGGTTGTTGTGGTTTAGTCTTCTTGCCAATATTATACTTCTGCTCCAAAATCCACTCACCTTTATCCTTATATGCTAGTACTTTGATTTGATTCAAAGGAGCAATATCACTCACACTATGCTCATCAAGAACAGATACAAGTCCCCAATCACAAAGTAAACGTACAATACGGTTACGACGCTGAACATCATTTACCGTAAGATTTGCTCTCTTACCATCAAGAGCAAAGAGTTCTTTGAAATGAACGATGTAATACTTTCCCTGCTTATGAAGAATATGACAGGATTGGTAGAGTTTTTTCTCCTTACGTGATGCAACACCAATTCTGGTTAACGTTTCTCTGACTTTTAGAAAATCATCAGGTTCATTTAGAAAGACTTCTACCATTTGGTCTTGTGACCAATTGACCGTAGGTTCTACCGTAGTAGTCATTTTGTTCCTCCAATATCAAGTCGTTGTTTAATAAAGTTAATCTGTTCTTTTGTCAGGATCTTCAGAGCTTGTGATGCCTTTTCATTACTATAACCATAGTATTGTTTTACACATTCTAAGTCCGTGACTTTATCCTTACGGAGCCAGGGAGAAAATCTCTTCTTTTTCCTCAAAGTATTTAGATAAAATAAATATTGCATATCTTTATCTAAGTTGGGATACTTGTTCATCTCGTTAGCGAACATGACACAATCAAGGTGCCCAGACAAACAACGATTAACGATATATGGAGGGTAAGAGCTAATGTCTTCACTTAGATCTTCCTTTGTAAAGTTAATTGAGTTCAACCAATCTTTCAGTTCCATTATTTAAATACTGCAGTAACACTCACAATTTTAGCACCAGGATTGCGATGAAGAGCAACCTTACGTGCATCTTGGTAATCGGTAGCGACTACCTCTTCAGTAAAAGTAGTTCCTGCCTTATACAGTTTGACTTGACATTTCATAATTAAAAAGTAGTAGTTCCTTTCTTGCTTTTTGTTCTCTCATATACTCACCGACTGACCTCATTGTATAAGTCAAATCAAACTCACCAGTTCTCCACATCTTAAATCTATCTTTTACCAGTTGGTCAGAATTATAACTAATCAACTGAGGCATAAAGCATTCATCACAATCCTTGGCAAACCTGTCGTGGTCAAATCCTTTGTGCATTGAACCTTTCTTACCATAAAGATTATCCTTGATATCATATGGAGGATCTAGATAGACAAAAGTATCACCCTCATTGTCCATCAGATAGTCATACGAATAATTAGTAATCTTCCACTTAGAAATTATTTGGGAGTATCCAGGAAGTTTTTCAATGCCTCGCATTGAGAAATTGGAATCAGATGCTTGTTTTGAGAAGGAGGAGGATTCTGTGAGACCAGAAAAAGAACACTTATTGATAATATAAAAGCTGATAGCACGCCATAAAGCATCAGTATTGGTTTCATCATTTAAATACTCCTTTGATTCCAAGAACAATCCTTTTGCAGAAGACGGGTCTGGATACCTAGACTTAAGTTCCTGCAGTTTAATCTTCATCTCTGGACCAAACATCTGCAATTGCTGCCAGAAGTTTACCAGAGGTTCATACAAATCATTGACCCATATATTTAGATGAGGATACTTTTTTGTAATATGAATAGCAACACTGCCGCCACCAAGAAAGGGTTCTCTAAACTCCTTGTATTCACGAAGGTCAGGAAAGTAGGAGTCCATCTTTACACAAGCACGGGACTTGCCACCAGGATAACGAAGGGGAGTTTTTAGAGATTTCATCGAGTAACTTTAACAAATACAGAAGTAAGATTGTCAATACTTTCAGACATTTTATTATAACCTGACCCAATATAAATCTGACCAGATACTACTGCTACAGTGGCAGCACCCCAGAACCAGTAATACCATTGAGTTTTAATCTGATGTCTTTTCATTCTTTTCATCATAAGTAATAGTAATTTTTCTAGAAGAGTTTCCTAAGTAATCTAAGGTACTAGAATAAGAGACCTTTCCCTTCAACAATTTACAAACTCCATCAATCTGTGTCTGAGCAAGGAACTTCCGTTCATCATCAGTCATTTTCATAAAATTAATTTTTTACTGGGTTTTTCAATTGGAGAGAAAATACTTTCATACTTCTCAACCACATCATCATCACATTCTACCATATAAACAACAAACTTTCGATCTACAACAATCTCAGGTTTACTTTTACTGATAACTGTTGCCCAAGGAGCAAATCCTACACCCTGAGCATTGGGAATAACAACTAGACCATTCTTTAGAGTAATATTATTTACATCTTCAGAAATAAGTTCAGCAATAACTTCTTCACCAGTGATAATCCGAAATAGTTTCACATTCATTTTCCATCTCCTTAATAATACGTTCGACTTGTTTTCTATTGGTCCCACAGGGAGCATTTTTTAAACAGATTAAAATACAATCCCTATCACTAATTGGATCTCTTTGCGTCCATCCGTGTTCATCTATCATTTAAACTCACACTCCATCATAGTAACTTGTGTTTTTCTACCTTTAATCTCAGCATAATCAATGAGAAATTCATTATCTTCAGCATCTAATACATACAACCAATCATAATCTTTTGCAACTTTTCTATTACCTTTACCTTTACCTCCACTTTTTAAGGAAGCAATATAGTGTTTTTCTCTTTTATAAGTTGTAGTTTTACATTGAACCTTTTTAACATCTCCTGTAGTGGGATTATAAGCCAAAAAGTCTACATCAGATTGAGCATCAGCAGTAAAACTAGCAGGAAGATATCCCAGTGTTGCTACTTTGGACATTCCTCTAGTCACACCCATTGTAACTTGTTGAGATAAATTTGCACATTCCTTAAATATTCCCTTTGGAGAAAAATTAGTCATTTGAATTCACACTCCACCATTAATTCAGTTAGACACGCAAGCATATTTATTTCCTGATCCGCCACGAACGCCACTTGATACTGGTACTTAGCAATGACAAGCACAGAAGCAGGAATAGAACCAGGAACAAGGGACTCATATAGAGAATCGTAAATCCTACGAAGCAGAACACTGGCATCGTTATCAAGATTATTAACAACCCATTTTCTAACTTCTTTAAAGTTTTTTTCTTTGAGGTATTTGATGAGGTCATTTACTTTTACATCACTAAAGGTTGCAAGAATGCCGGAGTCAATCTTACCACTAGAAGAGTAACGCTGACACTCATTAAGAACACGTCTCCAATCAGGAAAGTGTTTGTTGATCAATTCTACCAGGACCTTGTTATCATATTCAATACCTTCTGTAGCCAAGATTTCTTGGATGCGTTTGAAGAATTGTGATGCAAGTTGGGGTCTGACTTTACTATTGGTTGAAAAATCAATACACGCGCACCTGGAGTGGAGTGGTTCGATGATTTTGTTTTTGAAGTTGCAGGTGAAGATGAATCTGCAGTTGCCACTAAACTCCTCAGTAAACGCCCGTAAGAGGAGTTGTACATCATTGGTTGTGTTATCTGCCTCATCAATGATGATGACTTTGTGTTTTGCAGTTGACGAAAGCGAGACGGTCGAAGCGAAATTCTTCGCAGTATTTCTGACGGTATCAAGGAATCGTCCCTCATCGGATCCATTGATGACATAAACATCTACTCCAAGTTCATTACACAGTGCTTTTGCTACAGTAGTCTTTCCACACCCAGCAGGACCTGCTAGGAGTAAATTTGGCACTTCACCTTTATCTAGGAAGTCTTGAAAAGTCTTCTTAATATTTGTTGGTAAAATACAATCTTCAATTGTCTTAGGTCGATATTTTTCAACCCAAAGAAATTCATTATTCATTCAGAAGCTCTCCACTGCTTTCTCATTGTAACATATTCTTGGTCATAAGCAGCAAGGTCTCTCTTTACTTTGAAGACCTTTGCTGATTTTGCTTTTTCAGATGTAAGGCAGTCGGACTCACAGGGTAATACACGCCGACCTTCTCCATATTTTCGTCCCGAATTATGATTGGCATACCGTCTGGCGCGGGTGAATCCCATCTCAAGGAATTTTCGCGCCATGTCCATGCCAATGAAATCTTTCCTCTTTCGATATTCACAGAACATCCTGTAAATTTTATTAGAAGATTTAATAGCCGTCTCTTCATCTACAAACCTCCAGTGAGCACAAATGTCGTTTGTATAAGGGCGAACCAGTAAAACTCCTTGTTCTCCCCTTCCAATACGATAAAGTCTACGCACTTTTGGATCTGTAAAGTCGAGCGACTTATAATCCAATTCATAATCAAATTCCTTCATCACATTTTACTAAAGAAAAAGAACCATCTTTGTTATCAATCCATTCTAACACATCACCCTCTTTCCATCCAGTTGCTTCTAGTAGTTCTGGCGTAAAAGTCAAAACACCATCATTATCTACAGTAAGAGTTTGTACTTCTGGTTTCTTTTCAGACAAAGGTGTCCATTCAAATCCACCTTCATCACAAATTTCTTGCAGTTCTTTGTTCATTACACCCACTCCGGTTTACGATGAGGCAAGCGAAGGTAGTTATCTGCCACCCAAGGTTTAGATGCAATATACATCTTATATGCCGTAAAAATATCTATGCTTGTATCATACTTGAACTCATCAGGTCCTGCAAATACAAATGGTTTAGGACCTTTACCAGACAACCCTGTAGAGTCCCCTGTAGGCAGTATGTCCTTTGCTGCTAGCAGAGTGTGGTAGCAGGTGTGGACCTTACCATAGCGAGCAGTGTACTCATCACAGAGAGCAATACCATGATGTAGCAACCACTGCCAATTCATCACGAAGTCATTTGCCCAGATCGTACAGGGGTGATTGCGAAAAGCACCCTTCTCAGTAGCATAGGGAGTACCGTCTGCTCTAGGAAGAGTGCCGAATCCATGACCCCATTTGTCAGAGCATACAATAGCAAGCATCTGACAGGTCTCTAGGGGCATCTTAACAATGTGTTTGTCAGGTAGAACCCTGGCAGATTGCCTAGGGTCTGGGTCAGTCACAAAGATGTTCATTTGTCTTTTAGTTTCTCACAACCAAGTTTACCATCAGATACCCGTTGATGCGCTTGCATTGTAGCTCTTGGATATCTGTTCTTGAATACGTCAGGCAACCAATAAGTCTCAACCCAGTTTATCATTGGGTTCAACTCTTTATGCCTTTCTACACTGTGACTCATATATCCTAATTGTATATAACCATCATGTGTTATACAATTACCATTTCTAAGATCGTGGATGTAGAGTGTTTTCACTATTACTCATGTCAGAAGTTTACTTATTCCGATAGCACTAATAAAAGATAACATCACAACCACATCCCATGATTTTGTTCTTATAAAATATGGAACAGATATAATGTCAGCAGTTAAGTTAATAATTACTCCCGTAGTCACATCTATATGAAGAATAACAAAGTAAGCAGTAATCACAAGGACACTGCCTACAATTCTCATAATTACATCAACCGAAAGTTGAGTCTGGTTCCAATGCGATATAATATGTGAGATCATGATTCTTACTAGTGAAACGAGAAAGAAGTTTAGAAGAGACTACAACTTCATAAGTTCCAGGAAGGACTTTGATATTCTCAACTTTAAAATTAAAGGAGAATTCTGCATCAGTCTCACCAACAACGATAGCAAAGTCATTGGAGGTATCGTTCTTCTTATCACGAACAACCAGTTTAACCACACCTGCTTCACCAACAGCACAAATATCGGGTAGTTGATATACTGCTGCTGCTTTCAACAATTTATCCAATTGGTCAGTGCTCAGTTCAAAGCATACATCCTCGGTAGGAAGACTAATCTCTTTGTCAGGAGGAGTTACAATAACATTTGGATCGGCAAAGAAATACTTAGAACGCATCTTGCCTTCGCGAATCATCACATACCCTTCATTGGCAAAGTCAAGTTCGGGTTGGTGATGAAGACTCATACCATTGAGAAACTGGTTGAGATCATAGATACCAAAATCTTTAGTGAACTCTTCAGACACAGTTGCCTCTGCCAAAATGTTCTTCATCACACTGATAGTGCGAAGTTTGTTACCCTCTTTAAAAAGAATAGACTGATTGATAGAAGAAAAGTTCTTCAGGACAGAAATAGTTTTATCAGAAAGTTTCATAAGGGGTCGAATTTTCATTACAGAGGCCAGAGAAATGGTAAAGAAGGATGCAATAATGAATTGCTTTCAGGATGTCTCGCTTAGATTTACCATCCTTCTTACCAAAGCGAGAGAGATACTTGATAGCATTAGAGCGGCAGAATGGTTCTGCATCACCAATACCTTCAATTAAATCAAGAGTTTGAGTTTGTGATCCACTATTTGCATAGTGAGCATTGTATGTCCCACTAAGGTAATCACGAACCTCTTTGAGGATAACGTCCTCATGATACTTCCAGAACCCATTGTCGTTCTTAGGAGGTTCTGGAAGGTCAGGAATATTAAATGTAATTTTATCGTCTTTCACAGGAGTAGTTGCAACATTGAGAGTGTAATCAATGGATTGTTTGGCAAGTTTGTAGGATTGTTCCCAAAAATCATTATAGTCGTCTGAGTTTGCAGAAGTAATCATCAGTTCATCGTAAAGTAAACTCCAAGCATTAGTCATTATATCAGGCAGATGCCTCCCCGTCAACAGGCATCTGGAAATCTGCATCAACCTTGTCATACAGTTCCATAAATGCCTGCTTGGTCTCATCATCAAAGCGATTCACACAAACTTGAATTGCTTTACCCTTGTCAGCAAAGATACTGTAGGCACGGATGATGTGAACCAGGCGACGAGTAGAGATAATCTCTTCAATACCACCATCATAAAAAGTCTTACGGATGATATCGCCCCAGTCAACCAATCGTTTGCAGAAGTCAGGAGCAACCACATTGAGGTCTCGTGCCACACCTTCCAAGATTTTCAGTTCTGTGGCAGGAGTGGGATACTCTTGCTCAAAGGTTACAGGGAAACGTTCTAGGAATGCCTCATTAAGAACATTGGTTCCAATAAAGCGACCGTCATCGCTGCCTTTACCTTTAGTATTTGCAGTTGCAATAACATTGAATCCTTCTTTCGGTTGAATGTACTTACCAATCTTCTTCAGGAAGACACCCTTACCTTCTAGAATGGATTGAAGACAGAGGATTTTGTTTGATGCCAGGTCGATCTCATCCAAAAGGAGGATTGCTCCTCGCTCAAGTGCTTCGATGACTGGACCGTTGTGCCATGCAGTATTCCCATCAACAAGCCGGAAACCACCCACCAGGTCATCTTCATCAGTTTCAATAGTTAGATTGACACGAATCAACTCGCGACCAAGTTGAGCACATGCCTGTTCAACAGAAAAAGTTTTACCGTTTCCAGACAGACCAGTGATGAAAGTAGGGTAGAAAATACGAGACTGGATAATCTTGCGAATATCGCTGTAATTACCAAACTTGATAAAGGTATCATCTTTTACAGGAATAAGGTTTTGTTCTACAGCAGGCATTGCTGCAGGTGCTTCATAAGTGCGCTCAATCTCTTCAACTTTTTGAGGAGTCACTTCCAGGTTCCACTTACCACGACCAACTTTGAAGTCCTCCATTTTCTTGGAAACCGTTTGATAAGTGGTTCCATTCATAGCACACCATGCTTTCAGTTCTGCGCTGTTGACCGTAGAACCATAGAGGTTACGGAGCGAAGAAGTGATGTATTCAGTGGAAATTGCCATTGTGTTGTCTGTTGATGTCCTTAGTATAGGGCAGGATGGGGCGGTTTCTAGGGCGCGGTGGTCAGTCTCCTAACCGGTCCCTGCTGTATTTGTATCTCATTGCCTGAAGGAACCAGGCATCTGTCAGAGACTTAGGACCATTCATTAGAATTTCCAATTGTCTCTCTTTGAGTTTAGGGTCTTGTAAAGCCCTTTTTCTCCATTCTGGTAATTCGGTCATACTACTAGTGAAATAAATTCTCCAAGGATACGCTTATTCAGTTTTTTAGTCTTAAGGGATTTCACAAAGGCAGATTTGATTTTTGCTTTGGTAGCACCTTCATCAACATCAAAGTCAGTTTCCTGATTCAGTGCGGTAGAAGACATTCCAAAGTAGGCATCATAACCAGAGTTTGTGATAGTAAAACTCTTTTCCTTGCGCCAAGAACTTTGAAGTTTTTCTGCCTCAGAATAATCTTCATGATACATCTTGATAAAAGAGTTAGCATCACGAGGAGCAAGAATACGAATACCAATCAGGTTCATATCAACAAAATTGTCTTTGAGGTTATTCAAGAGAAGGTCAGTAAACTCATTGAAACGATACTTGACTTGATAGGTATTACCAGTCTTACGGTCACGAATAAAAGTACGATCGGCAATCAGTCGCCTATAACCAATACGTTCCTCACCTTTATAATCAGTAACCAAGGCATGGCGATTGACAAAACCTGCCTCACCATCAGTCAAGATTACACACTGAACTTTCTGCAGTTTGTTCTCTGTTTGGAACTTAGGGAGAATCTGATGAAGACTAATGATTGCTTCATTCAAAGGTGTGCCTGAGAGAGACATACGACGACCTGGTTCATAAGAATAACAACCACGGCAACCAAAGTAGTAAGCAATACGGAAGATGTTCTTCATCTGATAATCAAGAGTCTTACCGTTCACTTTGCTGGTAAGAATGTTCATCATACAGAAATTCTCATCAACAACAAGTTGCCCATCTTCTGCCTCATAGTGAGAAGGCAAAGGTGCCCAATTACCATTA